CAATTCACAATTGATTCAAGCCCAAGCGCAGAAGCAAAATGCAACTTTACAATTCATCCGAGGGGCAACCAATACGGTTGGTCTAATAACACATGATGACCGTAGAAGAAGCCGTAGAAGTTCTTAGCACTACCTACCAATCACTTGATGCGGTTGCACAAGGGATGGTAGTAGATGCCGAAGAACTAGAAGATGCCATTGCCGCCGCCGAAGCAGATTCAGTAGAAGCGGTATGTTTAAAAGTTCTTAGTAAATACAATACATAATATGCAAACGACAATAAAAGACAGTAACGATTTATTGAACTTCTTGGTAGCCCAATCCGATTCGCGTAAGGATTGGTTTGGGTTTACCGCACAAAAATTAACTGCTATTTCTTTAGCGCATGACATTGCCGCAAACCATGCGGATAAGTTTACGCCCGATGAAATCGTAGATTATGTGCATACGCTAAACAATGCGTTGTACCAAAAGATTATTAAGCCAATGGGTTAAGTATGTCGGGCGTTACCTACAAAATCCAAGGCTTGAAAGATGTACTAGCCGCTTTTGAGGAACTAGCCACAGATATTGGCGACAAGAAGGCACGAAGCAGAATCTTAGTACCCGCCGCACGGGAAGCAATGAAACCCGTGTTAACAATGGCGCGAATGAACGCCCCAAAAGATTCGGGCGATTTGGCTAGGACAATGCAAATTGAAGCCCGCCGCCCAACTAGAAAAGACATTCGTTCTAAGTACATTACCGAAAAAGATACGGTGATTGCTTTGGTAACAACAAAAGCATTTCCAAAGAAACTTAAAAAAGAGTTTTACGAAAAAAATGCGGATTTGTACAAAACAGATAAAGCGCAATACAACCGCGATTTGAAAGAAAGAAAAAAGCAAGTAGGCGTTTTATCAGATGCCCGCGCAATAGCACAAGAATTTGGCACGGCTAGAAATGGGGCGCAACCCTATCTACGCCCCGCATTGGAATCCCAAGCCGACCAAACCGCCAAGCGGCTAGGGGAAATTTTGGCAAGGCGTATAAGTAAATATAGGATAAAAAATAGATGACAAAACTTAGTTCGGCATTTGGTGAAAAATACCAAGCAAAACGAAAAGACCTTTTAACCCGTTCGTTTGTTTTGAATGGGCATACTTTTAAGGTTCGCATCCCTTTGGTTATTGAATCAGATGCAATCTATAAAAAGGTTTCTAACCCTGATGATGAAACAATAGAAAAAATCTACCAAGAAATTACCGCGCCATTGCGACAGTTTGAAAGCAATCAAACTGAAGATTTTGAATTTACGGATACCGACATTTTGGTTGAAGGGCGTTCAATGCGCGAAGCCGCCAAAAACAAAGCCATTACCGAAGCCCGCATTACTGAGTTTTTTAAATTGCTAGTTCCTGAAATGGAAGGCGTAAGTTTAGAAGATTTGACCTATGCCGATATTGAAGAAGAATTCCCTATTGCCGTGCAAATGGTAATCGTAGAAAAGATTGGCGAAGTAATTAGCCCAACATACAGGGAAGCGCGGGGAAACTAATAGGCTCGTTGAAAAGCCAATGCCTAGCCGCAATGATTTTCAACGGGCATACCCTAGAAACAATTGAAGAATTAGACGATGTAACCTTGGCAAACATTCAAACAATGTATGCCGATGGAATGGTTGGAAATTATGGGATTCTTACGCAATTGGCTACCCTGACAAACGGGGTATTTAACTATATGCGACCCGCAAATTCACCCACATATAAACTAGCCAACATTTTGGGTAGTGCGTATGATTACATCTACCCGCCTTTATCTGCTGATAGTAAAAAGGCGGCGGTAAATGATAGCCTTTTAGCATTTATGCAACAGGCGCAAGGATTTGATAAAACATTGTTTGGGGTAAAAGATGGCTAATATGATTGCCCGCTTAGGCGTAGCCCTAGGAATAGATACCGCGGAATTCAATAAAGGTATTGAAGCCGCGGGAAAGAAACTAGAAAAGTTTAGCGAAGCCGCCGAAAAGTTTGGCAAGATGGGTGCGGTTGCCTTGGTTGCCGCTAGTGCCGCCGCGCTTAAATACGCCGATGACCTAGCCGATGTAGCCGAAGCCAACGAAGTAGCCATAGGCACGGTTCTACAGTTATCTAACGCCCTTGCCAATTCAGGAGGCAAAGCCGACAACGCGGGCAAAATGCTATCGGCGTTTGCCAAGTTTATTGATGATGCCGCGGGCGGTTCAGCAGAAGCACAAAAAACCGCCAAGGCTTTAGGTATTACTTTGCAAGACTTGGGCAAACTTTCCCAAGAAGAATTGCTAAATAAACTGGTTGCCAATTTAGCAAAAATTGAAGACCCGATTACCCGTAGCGCAAAGCAGATGGAGGTTTTCTCTAAAGCCGCCAAGGGCGTTGACATGGTTGGCTTTGCTGAAAAGATGGCACAAGCAAACCCGCTTATTGCAGAACAAGAAAAAGCAATTAAAGCCGCCGCAGATACTTACGATTTGTTGGCGCAAACATCACGCGATGTAATGTTGATTTTGGCTACAGAACTAGGGCCAATCTTAAAATCAACCATTGATTACATGAAAACAATGAGTGACTACGGCGTGTCACTAAGTGGAATTTTTAAAGTTGTATTTCAAACGGTTTCCGTTCTTGGTGCTAATGTTGCATTTGTCTTTAAAGGTATTGCAGATGAAATTCAACATACCTACGAAAACGCCGTTACCTTAGTTACTAAAGGCGTTGATGCGGCAATAGCAGGGAATAAAAAATACGATGCCTACCGTGCATCACAACGCCAAAATTTAGATTTCTTTGAATCCCAAATAATGGGTACAAGTTACGGGCGTAGTGGTGTCGATGAACGCCGTACAGATAATTTAAAATCAAAATCTAGTAGTAGTGGCGGTGGTCGCCCCGTAACCGCGGCGCGTGATAAAGATGCTGAAGCCGCAGAAAAAGCAAGATTGCGGGCGTTAGAAAAATACTTTGCTGAACTACAACGCCTAGATAAAATTTTATTAGATGTTGCGGGCAAAGAAAATAACGCGTTTACAGATTCATTAAAACGAATTGAAAATGATGAACAAGGGTTAAAAATAAAGAACGCATTGTTGGACATAGAAAATACAACGCGGGACTTGCGTTCTGAAGATATACAGTTAACAAAAGATTTGTATCTTGAAGAACAAAAAAGATTAGAAAATATTAGGGAAATTGAACGCAACAATCTTTTATCTATTGAAGCAAAAGAATATTTGGTTGCACAAGAAAACGCATTAGCCAATGCGACCGAACGCTATTTACGCGCACAAAACCAAGCAATTAAAGCGCAACGCGAAGGAACTACCGAACAAGGCTTTATGAAAGAAGGCGCAAAGTTTTTCCGTGATTTGCCAACAGAATTAGAAAACGGCGCAAAGGCTTTTAGTTCTGTAATGGGCAACATGGAAAGCGCGTTAGATAACTTTGTTCGCACGGGCAAGTTATCGTTTAAGAGTTTGGCGCGTAGCATTATTCAAGATTTGATTGCTATTCAATTGCGGGCATCTGCAACGGGTTTGTTTAAATCTTTGTTTGGTATGTATGCAAGCGGCGGCTTTGGTACTGGCAACGCATACGGTAATGCTGACATTGGCGGGTTCTTAGCCGATGGCGGTTCTGCTAATGCAAATACGCCTTATGTTGTCGGCGAACGCGGGCCTGAACTATTTGTTCCTCGTTCATCAGGTACAGTAATTCCTAACCATGCTCTAGCGGGCGCGGGCGGTACTACGATGGTCACAAACAACTACATTAACGCCATTGATACTAAATCGTTTGAAGAACGCCTATACGGTAGTTCTAACGCGATTTGGGCGGCAAATCAGTATGCCAATAAATCGTTGGCGGTGAATAGGGGTCGGGCATGAGTTTCCAAACCATCTTTGATATACAACAATCCATGACGGTAAACAACCGCCGTATGGTTGGACAACAAGTAGCCCGTTCGGGTTATATCACCGTAGCGCAATACCTAACCGCCGTGCCTTGGGTGTTTACGATTACGCCCCATGCTTACCTTTACTATCCGCAAGTTCGGGATGTAATCCAAAGCATTGATAATCTTGATAGGCAACTACCTGAAACAATTACTTTCAATAGTTCCAATCTATCTTGGTTTACTGAAATGCGTGGCACGGCTACCGCGGCAACCTTAAACGGTGCGCCCGCGGCTAATACGCAAACACTTGCTTTAAATTCTAACGGAACATTTAAAGCGGGCGATTTTATTATGATTAGCGGTTACACCTACAAAGTGACCGCGGATAGTGCGGGTTCATCAGTAGGCATCAATCGCCCGTTGATTGGTTCGCCCGCATCAGGCACAACGGTTAGCATTGGAAATTCTTGCACATTTAATGTTGTTGCAGAATCATGCCCAACATATACATTAAACCCAATGACGGATGGCGCATTTGTGCAATGGGATTCGCCATTTGTTTTTAGAGAATACATCGTATGACAACAATTAACGCGGTAACTGGTTCGCAGATTAACCATGCAGAATTTGTAAAACTTACCGTTGGAAATGCGGGAACTGTTTACACATTCTGCAACGCCGCCGCACCTATTACGGTTGGTGGCATTACTTTTTCAAACCTTGGTGCGCTACTTAGTGTTGGCGATGTTCAGCGCGATATTAAGGCTACATCGGATGATATGACAATTGCTTTAACGGGCATTAACCCAACCAATGTGGCATTGATTCTTAGTAATGATATTAAAGGTTCATTGGTAGAAGTTTGGCGCGGTTTCTTTAATTCAAACAACCAAATTATTACAACGCCAACAACCCAATTTTTTAAACGCTACCAAGGCATTATAAATAGCGTTTCTATTACAGAAGATTTTAACGCCGAAGCGCGTACACGCATTGCAACTTGTTCTATTTCTTGTTCATCAATGCGCCGCATTTTAGAAAATAGATTGTCGGGAGTAAAAACCAATCAAAACAATTGGCAATTTATTTATCCTAATGACACATCAATGAATCGGGTTGCTGAAATTTCAAATACATTTTTTGATTTTGGTTCACCGCCAAAAACACAAACGCAAGCAAGCGAAACTACAGTAACAATGGATGGCGCGGGTGATGGCGGTGGTAATGGTGGTGATTAAAAAATGATAAGACCCGCAACAAGATACGATATACCTAGACTGTTAGAAATTGTGGAGGCATACGCCTATGAAAATCCTATTAAAAAACTTGGTGAATCGCATAATCACTTTCCCCGCTATGTTGAAGAACTATTGTTTAGCATCATTCAAGGGCGCGGGTTTATTTATATTGATTCGCATCTCAGGGGCGCGATTGTGGCTTATAAAAGTTCTAACATTTGGTCGCCCAAAGTAAAAGAATTAAACGAATTATTGTGGTGGGTAGAACCTGAACATCGCAATGGAACGGTTGGCGGTAGGCTTTGGAAAGCGTTTGATGAACGCGCAAAGGAAATGCTAAAAGCGGGTGATGTAGATTTTGTTTGCACTTCAATTTCTGC